TGCCGTGAATGAGGAGAAGCTTCTCGGAAGGGAATGCTATGGCGGACTCGACCTTTCCAGTTCTACTGATATCACGGCATTCGTGCTTGTGTTCCCGCCAAGGAATGATACGGAGAAATATGTGATCCTTCCGTATTTCTGGATACCGGAGAACAACATGAGGCTGCGTGTCCGAAGGGATCATGTCCCTTATGATGTCTGGGCAGCCGAAGGGTGCTTAAAGACCACGGAAGGGAATGTTATCCATTATGGATTTATCGAACAGTTCATTGATGAGCTTGGCAGAAAATTCCATATCAAGGAGATTGCATTTGACCGATGGGGAGCAGTACAGATGGTACAGAACCTTGAGGGAATGGGGTTTACCGTTGTTCCATTCGGACAGGGGTATAAGGATATGAGTCCACCGACAAAGGAACTGATGAAGCTGACATTGGAAGAGCGGATCGCACATGGCGGACATAAGGTGCTGCGGTGGATGATGGATAACGTGTTTGTCCGTCAGGATCCGGCAGGAAATATCAAGATGGATAAGGAAAAATCCACGGAGAAGATTGACGGGGCTGTTGCAACCGTTATGGCTCTTGACCGTGCAATCAGAAATGAAGGCAATGACGGAAGTGTATATGATGACAGAGGAATTTTAGTATTTTAACAGCGGAGGTATCGTATGGGGATTAGGAATTTATTCGGATTCGGACAAGCAAGGGATAAGCCTGTGGACAAGGCTGCAGATGCAGGATATTCGTTTCTGTTTGGAAGAACAACAAGCGGAAAGCCTGTTAATGAAAGAACTGCCATGCAGACCACGGCAGTATATGCCTGTGTAAGAATCCTTGCAGAAGCGGTCGCATCCTTACCGCTTCATGTATATGAGTATCAGGATGACGGAGGCAAGAAACTGGTGCATGATCATCCATTATATTATCTGCTCCATGACGAGCCGAACCCGGAGATGACTTCTTTTGTGTTCAGGGAAACACTGATGAGTCATCTTTTAATATGGGGAAATGCTTATGCACAGGTCATAAGGGATGGTGCAGGAAGGGTGCTTGGACTGTATCCGCTTCTTCCGGATAAGATGGAAGTACAGAGGGATGACCGTGGAAACATCTATTATGTGTATTCCAGAAACAGTGATGAGAATCCCATGTTCAAGGAATATGGAAATATCAAACTGAAAGCCGAGGATGTGCTTCATATTCCAGGACTTGGATTTGACGGACTGATCGGATATTCTCCGATTGCGATGGCAAAAAACGCTGTCGGAATGACACTTGCCTGTGAGGAATACGGGGCGAGCTTTTTTGCAAACGGGGCGAATCCGGGAGGAGTCCTGGAACATCCGGGCGTATTGAAAGACCCATCCAAGGTCAGGGAGTCCTGGAACTCCGTGTACAGGGGCGTGAATAACGCACACAAGATCGCAGTGCTTGAAGAAGGCATGAAGTATCAGCAGATCGGGATACCGCCGGAAGAGGCACAGTTCCTTGAAACAAGAAAATTCCAGATCAATGAGATTGCAAGGCTTTACAGGATACCGCCGCACATGGTCGGAGATCTTGATAAGTCGAGTTTCTCCAATATCGAGCAGCAGTCCTTGGAGTTTGTAAAATACACACTTGATCCATGGGTGATCAGATGGGAGCAGTCTTTACAAAGATCGCTTCTTCTGCCAGGAGAGAAAGGAAAGTATTTTATCAAGCTGAATGTGGACGGTCTGCTCCGTGGAGATTACCAGTCAAGGATGAACGGCTATGCAGTCGGAAGGCAGAATGGATGGTTTTCTGCTAATGATATCCGTGAGATGGAGAACATGAATCCAATTCCTGATGAGGAAGGTGGCAACCTGTATCTGATAAATGGTGCAATGACGAAACTGGCTGATGCCGGAGCCTTTGCCAAGGCAGATGCAGAGCAGCAGAATAGTACAGAAAAGAAAATTGGTGGAAAGAGAGGTAAACGATGAAGCGGAAGTTTTGGAACTGGATAAAGAATGAAGATGAGAGCGTACCTGATATTGAAAGGACGCTCTTTTTAAACGGCATGATTTCAGATGAAACATGGTACGGGGATGAAGTAACACCGCAGCTTTTCAAAGATGAGCTGAATACCGGAAATGGAAATATTACAGTGTGGATCAATTCACCAGGCGGGGATGTGTTTGCCGCAGCCCAGATCTACAATATGCTCCGTGATTATAAGGGAAGCGTGACGGTCAAGATCGACGGCATTGCAGCCTCAGCGGCATCCGTGATCGCTATGGCAGGAGATACGGTCTGTGTATCCCCGGTGGCAATGATGATGATCCATAATCCCGCAACGATGGCAATGGGCGAGGCAAAGGACATGCAGAAGGCAATCGCCATGCTGAATGAGGTCAAGGAGTCTATCCTGAATGCCTATGAATTCAAGACGGGGCTTACCCGTGCAAGGCTCTCGCACATGATGGATGATGAGACCTGGTTCAATGCCAAGAAGGCGGTGGAACTTGGATTTGCGGATAAGATCCTTTTTGATTCCGATGAGGATGAGAAAAAGAAAAAGCCGGATGAGCCGGAAGAAAAGCCGGAGAAAGGCAGTGATGGAGAGGAAGGGGAAAAAGAGGATGACAAGGATAAGAACGGGAAAAAGAAGCTTCCGTTCCAACAGGATTCCATGATGTTTTCCACCAAGGCGATGAATGAATCGTTCCTTTCCAAGGTGTCCAACAGGGATGCCATGATACCAGTTAACCAGTTGGAGAAGAGACTGAGTCTCTTAGCACATTAAGGAGGACTTCAAGATGAGTAAGATTTTAGAATTAAGGGAAAAAAGAGCAAAGGCATGGGAAGCAGCAAAAGCATTTCTTGATGCCAAGAGAACACAGGAAGGGTTTGTATCTGCTGAGGATGCAGCCATTTATGACAAGATGGAAGCTGATGTCGTAAATCTCGGTAAAGAGATCGAGAGACTGGAAAGACAGGCTGCCATTGATGCAGAGCTTTCCAAGGCAACAAGTACGCCGATTACCAATCAGCCGAATGCAGAGAAAAGCGGTGAAATTAAGAAAGGCAGGGCAACAGATGAGTACAAACAGGCATTCTGGAACAGTATGAGAAACAAGATGTCATATGAAGTGCAGAATGCGCTTTCCATCGGTACAGATTCTGAGGGTGGATATCTTGTACCGGATGAGTACGAGAAAAAACTGGTACAGGCATTGGAAGATGAGGTTTTCTTCCGTAATCTTGCTACAGTTATCAAGACTTCCAGCGGTGACCGTAAGATTCCTATCGTTACATCAAAAGGCGAGGCAGCATGGATTGATGAGGGCGGACAGTTCCCGGAATCCGATGACAGTTTTGGACAGACATCTATCAGTGCATATAAGCTGGCAACCATGATTAAGGTATCCGATGAACTCTTAAATGACAGCGTGTTCAACATCGAACAGTATATTTCAAGGGAATTCGGAAGAAGGATCGGTACAAAGGAAGAGGAAGCCTTTTTTATCGGTGATGGAAGCGGAAAGCCGACGGGTATTTTTCATACTACGGGCGGCGCGGAAACAGGGGTAACGACTACAGGAACAGCCATTACTTTTGATGATGTTATGGATCTTTACTATTCTCTGCGCGCACCTTACCGTAATAAGGCAGTATGGCTTTTAAATGATTCGACCGTAAAGGCAATCAGAAAACTGAAGGACGGAAACGGTAATTATATCTGGCAGCCGTCTGTCAGGGATGGAGATCCAGACAGGATCTTAAACCGTCCGTACCGCACCTCTATTTATGTACCGGAAATTGCAGCTGGAAAACGTCATGGCATTCGGTGATTACAGTTATTATTGGATTGCAGATCGTCAGGGCAGAAGTTTCAAGAGACTGAATGAGCTTTATGCGACTACCGGACAGGTTGGATTCCTTGCTTCCGAGCGTGTGGATGGTAAGCTGATCCTTTCCGAGGCAGTCAAGACACTTGATATCAAAGCTGCCGGAAAGTAGGGGTGGCAGGATGTTCGTAACGCTTGAGGAAGCTAAAGGATATCTCAGGGTCGATTCATCAGACGAGGATAAGCTCATCCTTCGTCTGATGGAAACAGCCGACCGACTGATCTTAGACGTGACAAGACAAACCTTGGAAGAACTCAAAGAGTATGAATCTGTTGTCCTTACTGCAGAACTGTATGTCATTGCCTATCTGTATGAGCACAGGGAAGAAGCAGACCATAAGACAATGACAGAAACACTGAAGTATCTGTTTTTTGGAATCAGGAGGGAGATGTTCTGATGATAAAACTCATGCGTGAACGGATCACGATACAGAAGGGCAGCACGAAAACGGATAAAACAGGAAATCATACGGCCATGTGGACAGATTATTATAAATGTTTTTCCTATGTGAATAATCTCTCCGGTAAGGAGTACTGGGAAGCAAAACAGGTCAATGCGGAAACAGAACTTGATTTTGTCATTCGTTATTGTAGTGAGGTATCAGTTCTTGATACGGAGCATTTTCGCATTTTATTCCGTGGGGATGTTTATGATATTACATTTGTTGACAACGTGCAGTATAGGAACAAAACGGTGAAAATAAGGGCTGCCCTGGTAAAGAGGTGAGAAGATGGCAGAGAGAAGAACGTCTGTTGACGGTCTGGCAGATGCAATCATGGATGGTCTGAAGGAATATGCGGATCTTGCCACGGATATCGTCAAGGATGCAGTAAAAGATGTATCTAA